AATTATACAGAAGTAGATAATGGAGTGACTACTCCAAAAGTATTAACTGATTCTGTATTAAACACAATTATTAAAAATACAGAAAATAAAATTTACAGAGAAATTGATACAGATCAAAACGTATTTTATGCAACTTCTAATGCTATTATAGGAAACAGATATGTAACAATTCCGACTGATTTAAGAGCAATTAGATATGTTCAATTTAAAGATCAAGAAGGCAATCAGTATTATTTAGAACAAAGAGATACTAGTTTTATGGCAGAGTATTATTCCACACCTTCTACATCTGCCGTAGATATTCCAAAATACTATGCTAATTGGGATGAAACTTTTTGGGTAGTAGCTCCTACTCCTGATAAAACTTACGAAATTACAATATCATATGATAAAGAACCAGAAACAATTACAGATACCACATCTACTCCAGCTCCAGCTACAGTAGGAACTTATCTGTCAAACAAATATCAAGATTTACTTTTATATGGATGTCTGGTAAATACATATGCATACTTGAAAGGCCCACAGGATATGTTACAATACTATCAACAGGCTTATAGACAAGCAATCGAATCGTACGCTATCGAGCAAATCGGTATCAGACGCAGAGACGAATATCAAGATGGTGAAGTTCGTGCTCAACTTAATGTTAAACCACCATCAAGTTAATTAAGGAGATAAAAGAATATGGCAAATATAATACCATTTAGTTTTAGAGGTGCACTTTTTTCTGGGCAGCATGATTTTGCAAACGGAGGAAACACTTTTAAATTTTCTTTATACACAACTAATCCTTATACAACAGCATCAACAGTTGCTTTATTAGGAACTAGTAACGGCGAAGTAGATTCAACAGGTGGAACTAACTATTCTGTAAAAACTTTAGGATCACAGACGGTTGCTTCTGGCACAGCAGTTGCTTCAGTTGATTTTGACAATGTTACTTATAGTAGTGCAACTTTCACTGCAGCTTTTGCAGCTATCTATAATACAGATACAGTTGATGGTGTAGCAAATAGATTAGTAGTAGTTTTAGATTTTGGTGGAAACAAGACAGCGACTAACGGTACTTTTACAGTTACGTTCCCTGATCCGTCTACGCCTGCTAATGCAATTATTAGTATGAGTTAAGGAAAAATTTTATGGCTTTAGTTATAAATGATAGAGTAAAAGAAACTAGTACAACACAAGGCACGGGTAATATTACATTAGCCGGGGCGGTAACTGGTTTTATAACTTTTAATAGTGGTATTGGAACTTCTAATACAACTTATTATGCTATCTTTGAACAAGGCACAAATAATTTTGAAGTAGGGTTAGGGACTCTTTCTGGTTCTACAACTTTACAAAGAGATACTGTTTTAAGTAACTCTGCAGGTAATACTTCAAAAATTAATTTTAATTCAGGTGGTACAAGTACATTAAATGTATTTTGTACAATGCCTGCTGAAAAATCGGTTTACCTGGATGGTTCAGGTGATCCCGTAGGAGCAGCGTCGGCTGGTTTTGCATTAGCAATGGCGGTCGCATTATAAATAGGAAAAAAATATGGCACAAGATTTTAGAAACGATTTACAATCAGCAGTAGGAACAAGTGAAGTAACTCTTGTGACTGGCGGAAATTATGATGCAGTAATTGGAATCAGATTGTGTAACATTTTAACTTCTACAATTGAAGTTGATGTTTATATAGTCAACAGTGGAAACAAATACATTGCAAAAGGTGTTGTAATTCCACCAAACTCTGCAATTGAATTAATTCAAGGTGGTGCGAAAATTGTTTTAAAAAGTGGTGATGTATTGAAAGCCGTATCAAACACAGCTTCGTCTGTTGATATAGTTACTTCTTACATTGATCAAATTAGTTCATAGGAGGAAACATGACGGCAATAATAAATGGAGTCCAATACATTGGAGGTCAAACAGCTCCAAATGAATTCATACCAAATCAAGCGTCCACGATCGACGGAACTCAAACAATTGAAAACGCAGTTCTTGCAGGTCCTATTACAATCCCTGCAACTGTAACAGTAACGGGGACATTAGTAATAGTATAATGAGTAAATTAGAAGTAGATGCAATAGAACCACAATCAGGAACTACGATCACAATTGGAGCTTCTGGAGACACGGTTAACCTTGTAGGTACATTACAAAGTAATGGCTCACCCTTACCAGGAGACATCAGCGAAGTCGTAGCTGGCACAGGTTTATCTGGTGGTGGTACAACAGGAGCTGTAACAATAAACATTGAATCTGCTCAACCCACAATAACTTCACTTGGAACTTTAAGTTCCGCTACTATCAGTGGAGATGTTACAGTAGATACAAGCACATTAAAAGTTGATAGTTCAAATGACAGAGTTGGAATTGGTACAGCTAGTCCATCAAGTTTATTACACATATTTAGTTCTGAGCCTACATTAATTATTCAAGATGGTGGTGCTTATTCAGTTAATGCTACACCATCAATATCACTAAGAGATGGCTCTGGTGCTATGGGAAGTATTAATTATTCTTCAGGAGGAATATTTCGTATTAATCAAGCTAAAAATGACCATTTAACATTTTCAACTAATAATACTGAAAGGTTTAGAATTAGGTCTGATGGTATAGGTTGTTTTGGTACAACAAGTGCAAGTGGAGTAGCTGGAACTGGAGTATCAATTCGATCTGGTGTTGTTGGAAGTAGTGGAATTGCAACTTTAAATCTTGCTGGAAGTGGTGCTGATTTTTATGCTATACGTTTTGGTTCAAGCGGTTATCAAATAGCAGATATTGTTTCTTCTTCAGTTGACCATTTATCTTTTAGAAATTCAAGTAACTCTACAACTTTTGCAACTTTTGATGATGGAACTGCATATATTAAAAAAGATTTAGGAGTAGGAACGTCATCACCAGATGCAACAATTCATGGTTATACTTCTGACAGTGGAGTATCGCCTAATACAAATGCTGATGAGTTATTTGTAGAAGCTAGTGGAAATTCTGGAATTACTATTGGCTCTGGAACATCTAGTGCTGGAATACTAGCTTTTGGAGATAGTGGAGATAATGATAGAGGAGAAATAGCTTATTTACATGATGTAGATGCTTTGAGATTTACTACTGCTGCCGCTGAAAGAGTCCGTATCAATAATTCTGGAAATGTTGGTATCGGAACTTCAGACCCAAAAGAAAAATTAGATTCAAGAGGTTCAGCAGTATTTTCTGGCGACCATGCAACGTCTGCAAATGCTTATGCTACAGCACATGGAGTTATGATTAATTCAGTTAGTGGTGTTGGAAAAATGACTGCTATTAGTAATGGTGCAAATGATGTTGATTTAGAATTAAGAGCATTAGATGGTGGAAGTGCACTTGCAAATCAATTATATTTAAAAGGTAGTTCTGGCAGAGTTGGTGTAAATACAAATAATCCCTCAAGAACATTTACTGTTTCAGGACAGTTAATGACAACACAATCAGCTAGTGGTACTGTTGGTACACCAAATTTAGAAATTAATGGTGGTGGTTATTCTGCTTTTCATTTCTTAGATACTGCTGCTTATTTTATTGGTCAAAATTCACAAAATAGAAATTTAAGAATGTTCTCTGGAAATAACTCTGGTGTTGGTGTGCAATTATCACCACAAGGAACATCATTTGGTTCATATTCGGACGAAAGATTAAAGAAAGATATTACTGATTTAACAAATGGTCTTGATAAAATTTCAGCAATGCGACCAGTTAATTTCAAATACAAAACAGATGCAGATGATTACAGAAACAGAATAGGTATCATAGCACAAAGTTTAATTGGTCAAGTTGATGAAGCATTAGACCTAACAAAAAAAGATGCTGATGACGAAACAAAATATTACAACGTAAGGTATCAAGATTTAATTCCAGTTTTAGTTAAAGGTATGCAAGAACAACAAACTCAAATTGAAGAATTAAAAGCTAGAATAACAACATTGGAGAATGCGTAATGTCATCAATAATTAAAGTAAACACAATTCAAGACATAGATGGTAATAACATTATCAACGAATCAGGTAATGTAATTACTATTGGTGCATCTGGTGATACTATTACCGTACCTGCTGGTGCTACTTTAAGTGGAGATTTAAACGCATCAAATCTAACAAGTGGTACAGTACCATCAGCTAGAATTACTGGTGCTTATACTGGTATTACTCAAGTTGGAACATTAACAGGATTAACAACTACTGGTAATATTAATTTAGGCGATAGTGATGTAATTAATTTAGGTGCTTCCAATGATTTACAAATTTTTCATAGTAATAGTGGAAGTTTTATTAAAGATGCTGGTACATCAAATTTATTTATAGATACTGATGGAAATGCAATCGAACTTACATCTGGTAATACTGCTGAGAGTATGGGTAGGTTTGTTAAAGATGGTGCAGTTGAACTTTACCATAACAACTCTAAGAAATTTGAAACTGCAGCTGATGGTATATTAGTTAATGGAGCTGCAAATGTAGATGCAGGTGGAGAACCATCAGCAACAGGAATGATAAGGCTTCAAGCAAACGCATCACAACGTCAATTAAGAATATCGCCACCATCAGATTCAGCTAATGGAAAAATTGATTATAGAGGTGGTAATTTAACATTTCAAGATGATGGTACTGAGGTTGCTAGATTTCAAGACACAACAGCTTTAATGATAGGAAAATCATCTTTAGATTATGAAGGCACTGCAGGTATTATTTTAAGAAATGATGGTCTTTTACATGCTACTAGAGATGGTGGAAATGTAACTGATTTTAACAGACTAAGTTCTGATGGAGAAGTTGTTAGATTTAGTAAAGATGGAACAACATCTGGTCAAATTAATATTTCTGGTTCAAGAATGAATATTGGAACTGGCAATACTGCTATAAGATTTGATAGTAACAGTAGGTTAATATTACCTTGGAATGTAACATCTAATTCAGCAACAGGAGTAGATAACGCAATAGACTTAGGTGCTTCTGGTGGATTTGGATTTAAAGACCTATACTTAGGTGGTGGTGTATTTCTTGGTGGCACAGGCACAGCAAACAAATTAGACGATTATGAAGAAGGAACTTGGACAGGAACAATATCAGATGGAACTAACAATGCTACTATGGGTTCTAATACTGGGGGTTATGTTAAAATAGGTTCTTTAGTAGTTTTAACAGGATATTTTACTGTCACAAATTTAGGTTCAGTTAGTGGAAATTTAAGACTTACAGGATTACCTTTTGCTTGTGGTTCTGCAAACTCAAATTACACAGCTAATGGTTTAGGTTGGGGAGCAAATTTAAACATAACAGATGATACCAGTATTGGTTTTCAAATAGACACAAATGCAAGTCATTTGAATTTTACACATTGGGATAACACTAGCGGAATAACACTTTTACAAGCATCTGAATTAACAGCAAGTGGACAATTTATGATGAACTTGAGTTATAGAACAGATGCTTAATTTTAACAACACAGGAGACAACACATGGCAATAACTAAAGAGACACAGATTGGTAAAATCGAAGTGGTCGGAAAATACAAATCAGTTCAAGTGAGAACCGATACTGTAATTATGGAAGATGCTGAAGAATTATCAAGAAAGTATCATAGACATGCTTTGATGCCAGATGCAGATATATCTAATGAACACTCAGAGGTTCAAGCAGTATGTAACGCAGTCTGGACACAAGATGTTAAAGATGCTTATGAGGCTTTTAAAGCTGAACAAGATAGTATATAGTAATTTTAAGGAGAACACATGATAACTATAGACGATAAAAAGTACGATGAAACTAAACTTTCTGATGAAGGTAAAGTTGCGTTGAATAATATACAAGTAATAAACCAAGATCAAAATCAGTTAAAGGTTAGATTTAGCCATAACGATATTTTGTTAAAACATTACTTAGATATATTAAAAGAACATCTACCTGAAGAAATGAAGGAAGAAGAGGTTAAGACTGAATCTAAATGAGTGAACTAAAAGTAAATAAAATTAGTCCAAGATCAGGCACTGCTATTACATTAGGTGATAGCGGTGACACCTTTACTATACCTAGTGGAGCTACATTAGCTATTGCAGGTTCAGTTACTGGTTTTACTTCAGCGGGGATCGATGACAATGCAACATCGGTTGCTATAACCATAGATAGTTCAGAAAGAGTTGGGATTGGTTCAACTGCTCCAGGTACAGATGCAGGTGCAAATGCTGACAGTTTAGTTATTAAAAAAACATCTGGTAATGTTGGAATGTCTATAATTACAGATGGAAGTAGTAATGCCAATATATTTTTAGGCGACACATCTGATAGTTTAAATGCCTTAGTTCAATTTAACGATAGTGCAAATGAATTAAGAGTAGGAACATCTAATGGTGGTGGAGATTTAGTTTTAAAAAGTGGTGCAGGTGTTGAGGCCTTAAGAATAGATGATACTGGAAGAGTTGGTATCGGAACTTCATC